AAGTCGATTCTTTCTTTGTCGAGGGTGCTAGTGATGTAGTTAATTGCAATGAGCAAGTCAATATTGCCTTAACTGAAATGAATCTAGGCATGAGGTTTAATATGTTTGGTCAGCCGTGGGTAACAGGACTAAGAGCAGACCAAAGTATGTTAAGAGCTGGCTCTAATACTATTCTTGACATGGGAGAAGACGGAGCATACAATATAACAAGCCCAAGTGGAAATATAGAAGAGGCTATAAATAATATAAAGTTTCAAATAGAACTTGTAGCATCTAATAATCATTTATGGATTCAATGGGCGGAATCTGGTGGAGAAGTGCCTAGTGGAATCTCATTAATGATTAAAGATATGGAAAGAAAGGAAGACTATTACGATGATATTGCACTATGGAGATTGTACGAACAAGACTTTTACAATGTAGAACGAACAATAGCTGAGTATAATGGCATTTCTCTTCCTGAAGAGTTTGGTGTTGATTTTGAAGAGGTAGATTACCCTAAAACAGTTCAAGACCAGATATTAAAAGATGAATTTGATATTCAAAACAACCTTATTACTAGAGCAAAGATAATGGTTCGTGAAAACAAAGACCTTACAGAAAAGCAAGCTCAAAAATTGATAGATGAAAATAGGAGAGTAAATGAGCAAGAAAACAGCCAGTCAATCTTTACGCAATTCCGTCAGGGAGCTGGACAAAATCAATAATGTAGACTTTGAGTTTGAAGGAAACTTACAAGAAATCATAGAAGACCCTATTTTATGGGCAGAATCACAGGCAGAGCGTGTTATTGCTGATAATATTGATAACTATTTAGAATCTAAAGAACTAGGGGAGAAATTCTGGGATGAAATTAGAAATATTAGTTAATTTTGATTTTAGTGCTTTAAATAATCAAATGCCTAAGATAATAGAAAAAACAATGCAAAGATACGCTAGAAGTGCAGAAAAAGGTTCAAAAGAAGCTATTGACAGGGGTGTTACGCCAAAGTTAGAACCACAAACAAAGGCAAGAAGAAAAAGAAAAGGGACTGGCGGGACAAAACCTCTTTTTGAAACTGGAAATTTATATAGAAGCATAAAAGGAACCTCTGAGGGGTTAGATATGCTTGGATACGGCTATTTACATCATATAGGAGAGGCTGGAAAGCATAAAAAACGAAGAGAATTTATTACTATATCTAAAAAACAAATTATGCCAACATTTGATAAATTTAAAAAAGATATAAGAGTAGCCTTGCGTTCTAACAAAAAGGTTGTATCACTAGGGTAGAAGGAATTAGTTTATGGCTAAGAAAAGAGAATTAGATGAAAAAGATAGAAGACTACTTATTGAGACTGCTCTTGGACTGTCTTACGACATACGAATCTTCTCTGAACGACTTGGACAAGAAATTGACAGGCTTACAAGAAATGGTCTTGATGAACAATCAATTATTAGGGTTCTTGAGCAAGACCTTGCTACCAACGGAAGAATCTTCGGGGAATTACGAAACTCCATTAAACGAGGAGTTACTGGAGGAATTAATCAAGCATTCCGCAGAGCTGGAGAAATGGGGCAAAGCCTAAAGTGGATTGCCATATCTAAAAACCCCTGCGATGACTGTCGCTCAAGAGCTGGAGAAGTGGATACTTGGGATAACTGGGAAGCCAGAGGAATGCCCTCAAGTGGATGGAGTGTGTGTAAAGAATACTGCTACTGTCAGTTAATGCCTGAATCCCTCGACATAGATGATACAATCACAATATGAAAGACTCCACATTGCTAAATTGCTTTTGTTTTAACTGTCATTGGCTGTGGGAAGTGTTCGGGGCTAATCTTAACCGAGAACAAGAATGTCCAGAATGTAAATCATTTGATGTCAAGACATTCATAAAAAGAATCGACATCAATCTTTAATATTTAAAGCCTTTTCTCGCAGTTCTACCTTTTCTTGCCAAGCCTTTCTTTGGGCTGGTGTCTGTCTTCCTTGTTTTGGCTTTTCAATCCCTACCTTTTCAGCTCTTTTTCTCCAATCCCTAGCATCCCTGCGTTTTTTATTCTTTTTATCTAAAGTCCTTTGTTCTTGGGTAATCTCTCTTTTGGTCTTGGGCTTATCTGGCACAACAGGGCGTTGTGGCAAAACCTCTACGTCTTCGTAATCAACATCCATTACCTCTGCATCCTGCGTGGTAAGGAATTTCTCAAAAGGACTTTTATGATTGGCAACCTCTACACGCTTAATAAGTTTACCAGAGTGTTCTAAAACAAGACGACCAGCCTGTACATTACCAGCCTCCGCCTCACGAATCATACTATTAAGTATATTTGGTAGCTTTGCACCGAATGTAACCATATACTTTTGGTAGAACACCTCAACAAACTCAGGGTCTTTAAGCCAACGCCTTAATGTAGACACAGCTACCCCAGATTCTTCGGCTACATCCTTCATCTTAGTCTCTGGGTCATTAACCAACATATCTATAGCAATAGCCATAGAGGGCTTTAACTTATCGGGTAGATTGACACTCATGATGGTATATTATACGGACTTTCTTATTTTGATACAAGGTTTTATGGACTTTCTTTTATCTTTTTTTACGGCACGGCACACAAGACTTTGTTTTTATTTATTTTGAGGGGGATACGGGTATAGCCATACCCTGCTGAACTCATCCGCCCCTACCCCACCAAATGCACGATTTGCACGATTTGAATTATTGTAACGCTCATAACGGGCATTGGAGAAAGTTCTTGCTTTTGTGCGGGGGTTATGTGCATATACAAATAAATGACCATCGACCAAAATAATACTTGCTTTTTGCCTAATTAGTCCAACTAAAATTAGCTATTGACATTTGATAGATTACTCTAATTAAATATTGCCCTATTTAAAGATATTACTTGCTTTTATCTATAGTAGACATTACCACCACTTAGGAATCAGCGGAAAAATAAATCTCGAAAGTATTGGGAATTGTCATAAATAATTCGTATGGACTGATTTCTGCACGTTTTGCACGTTTCCTTGAGAGTAAATCCCTAAATGGTGTCTACAACCTCATAAAACAGTTTTTTAATGCTAGGCTGTGAATCCCTAAAATAATCCCGTATTGATACCATTTAGAGCCATGTAGACGTATTGTAGATAATTGCCTTTGGTTTGGTTAGGAATCAGCGGAAACAGTACAAAACCCCCCTAAAAATAGGGATTTTCTACCCTCCATATATAAGGAGTAGACTTTTTAAGGGCTTAAAAACTATAAAGAACTTGACACGCTTTGATAATATGATTAAGATTTGGCAACAAATACGGGCTTTGCCCAATTAACTTAGAAAAGGATAAACAACATGAGCAAAAACAACACAAAAGTAACCCTTAGAAAACCATCAAAGAAACAGATTGAATCTGTACTCAAGGGCGGGATAGAAGCACAAGGTAAGCTAGAAGAAATTAGCCATATCATTAAGGCGGACTTGTGCCATGTAGATGAAGAAAATAAAACCCAATTGACTAGAGCATTCGACAAAATCCTAGACGATAAAAACAAAGACGAGGAAATGAAACAGAACATTAAAATGTTTATCGGAAAGCAATTCCAGACATTAATTAAGGAAAAGCCAACCCAGTTGGCAATCCTTGAGGATGATATAGAAGACATGACTGTAACTGTAAAGAAAGTAAATAAGGCGATGGTTGAAAACAACGAGGGGAAATACGTTGATTCATTCGATGAGTTGGAACTTGGTTCGTATAGGGTGGTGAGAATGCACAAAACTAAAGAGGATTTGTCATTGGCTCAAGAACTTGCCAAATGGATGCGGTCACAAAAAAGCAAGGGTTGCTTTCATGGCGATAAATCGACAGCCAAAGACGTTGGAATGTATGATTTAAACCTAATTAGAATGACACTTGACAACCTTGAAAAGGGAGTTGAAGAACTGTAAACCCTGACCACACGCCACCGATTAAGCCCCTTCATTTAAGGGGCTTTTGAGGTGCAAAAAGGAATTTTAAAAATGAATCAAACATACAACAAAATAAAAAAGACGGCTTACAAATCAGATACAAATTGCTGTACTGTCATTAGTGCCTCGGTTGCATTTGAAAAAGACTACCAAGAAACCTATGAATTTTTTAAGGATAGAGGACGTAAAGACAACAAGGGGTTGAAAGATAGAGACTTAGAACCAATTTATAGAGAATTAGCGGATTTAGAGGGCTTTAAAATTACAAAATACATTAGGCACATAAACACTTATCAAAACAAAAAAGGTAAAATTAAAGAATTTACAAGCTGGGAGAATAAAGAAAGGGATGACACAATAACAGTTGTAAAAACTTGGAAAGGGTTAACTCTAAATAATTTTAGAGACTACTTACCAAAAGGGGATTATATTCTTGGCGTTAGCGGTCATGTCACAGCCGTAAAGGGTGGGATTATTCAGGACTGGTCAAGCTCAGTTTACAGCCGAAAAACTAGGACAACGTACACAAGCCGTAGACAAGTAGACAGAATCTACAAAATTGAAAAGAAAAAGAAAGTTTTTAAGGACTTAAAAAAATCAAAATATGATTTTTCAAAATTTGTATAAATAAAAAAAAAGGAAATAAAAATCAAATGAAACTCAAAACAACAAAAAGACAAATCAAAAAAAATATTCATCCCGAAAATTTATTTGCTGTTGGATATTGCGATTTGCAGTACTTGCTAAAGTTTGAAAATGCTTTTGCATACTCTAGCGGTGTTTATGGGTGGTCTTGCGATTACTATGAGATTGAATACAATAATCAAACCTATATTATCTCTACAGGATATAATCCAATCGGGAACGAAATTGATTATTATTTAATTGAATCGTATGAAAAGAGAGCGAGTTTACTTTGTACTGCACATCAAATGCCATACGAAGAAAGAAAAAAAGCAATGAAAAGACTACTAAATGAGTTTATGTTTAAGGCAACA